TTTACAACTATCGACTGATATGGACGATGAGCCAAGTTACTTTCCAACGCAAAGGGTTTATTATTAGTAAAAATAGGACTATGATACGAAAATATGGCTATAGAAAAACAAGCAATACCACAACCTATACAACCTGACCAAGAAGTCGAGCTAGAATTAGTTCCAGATGAAAATATTGACGATTTAGAAGTAACTATTAATGCTGATGGTAGTGTTGTAATAGGTCAAGAAGAAAATGAACAATTAACAGGTAAGTTTGGTGAAAATTTAGCCGAAGTAATTGACGAAAATGATTTAAATAGTTTAGCACAAGAATTAATTCAAAGTTTTGAACAAGATTTAGATTCTCGTAACGACTGGTTTCAAACTTATAGCGAAGGTTTAGATTTATTAGGTATAAATAGCGATAATCGAACAGAACCATTTATAGGTGCGTCAGGGGTACACCACCCAATACTAGCAGAAGCAGTAACTCAGTTTCAAGCACAAGCATATAAAGAATTATTACCAGGAGGTGGACCTGTAGATACTGAAATTTTAGGCGTAACTGATAATTTAAAATTAGAAAAAGCAAATAGAGTCAAAAACTTTATGAATTATCAAATTACTTACAAAATGGAAGAATATGACCCAGAGATGGACCAATTATTATTTTATTTACCCTTATCTGGTTCTGCTTTTAAAAAAGTTTATTATGACCCAGCAGTTGGAAGAGCTGTAGCTAGATTTGTAAAATCGGAAGATTTAGTCGTTCCTTACTACGCAGTTGATTTACTTACATCTCCAAGAATAACACATGTAATACATATGTCTCCAAATGACCTGAAAAAACTACAAATATCAGGTTTTTATAAAGATATGGATATGATGGACCCTGAAGGTGGTTACGATAACACCGATATAGATTCTAAAATAGATGAATTACAAGGATTAAGTAGAACAGCAAACGATGAAGAATATACAATTCTAGAAATACACGTAAATCTAGATTTAGAAGGTTTTAAAGATACAGATAACAACGGTGAAGAAACAGGATTAGCTTTACCTTACATAGTGACTATTTGTAAAGATAACAGTAAAGTTTTAGCTATTAGACCTAACTACGATGAGAAAGACCCAATGCGTAAAAAGATAGAATATTTTACACATTATAAATTTCTTCCAGGATTAGGTTTTTATGGTTTTGGTTTAATACATATGATGGGTGGTTTGACTAAATCGGTTACTGCTATTCTTAGACAACTTATAGACGCAGGAACATTAAGTAATTTACCCGCAGGTTTCAAATCTAGAGGATTAAATATTCAAAGACATGATGACCCTTTACAACCTGGAGAGTGGAGAGATGTTGACGCTCCTGGTGGTAGGTTACAAGACGCATTTTTACCTTTACCTTATAAAGAACCAAGCGGAACATTGAATGCTTTATTAGGTGGGCTAGTTGACGCAGGTAAAAGATTTGCGGCTACTGTAGAAAATCCAACAGGCGATGGTAATAGTGAAGCACCCGTTGGAACAACTGTAGCTTTATTAGAAAAAGGTCAACGTATTATGTCTGCTATACATAAACGTTTACATTACGCACAACGTAACGAATTTAAAATATTAAAAAGAGTATTTGGAGAGTTTTTACCGCAAGAATATCCTTATCAAGTACAAGGTGATAATCAAAGTGTTTTTAAAACAGATTTTGACAATAGTGTTGATGTAATACCTGTTAGTGACCCAAATATTTTTAGTATGACACAAAGAATAACTTTAGCTCAAACACAGTTACAAATGGCACAATCAGCACCAGATATTCATGATTTAAAAGAAGCTTATAGAAAAATGTATATAGCTTTAAATGTAAAAGATATTGATGCTTTACTGCCACCTGATGAAGATATTCCTCCTAGAGACCCAATATCAGAACAACAAGCAGCAATGAAAGGTGAACCCATAAAAGTTTATGATTTTCAAAATCAAGAAGCATATATTGCAGCACATAGTGCATTTTTACAAAATCCTATGATGCAACAAAACCCTATTGCTTTACAAAGTATAGGTGCTAATATTCAAGAAAGACAGGCAATACTTTACAGAGTTCAAATAGAACAAGCTCTTGGACAACCTCTACCAGCTATGGAAGATGGACAAATGCCACCAGAAGTTATGAATGAAATTGCAGTAGCTGCAGCAACTGCAACACAACAAGTAACAGGTCAGGCACAAGCTATGGCACAAGCACAGGCAATAGCACAACAAAATCCACAAGTAGAAATGTTCCAGCAACAACTACAATTAGAAAAAGAACAACTTGCACAAAAAGAACAAGAAGATTTACGTGATAAAGATATAGAAATGATGCGTATAGAAGCACAAAGAGAAGCTACACAAACTAGAGCTGCTATAGATTTAGAAGAATTACAAGCTAAAACACAAAACGATGAAATTAAAAATTTAAATGAAGTTTTAAAAACCGTTCGTGAAACACGAACAAATCAAGGAGAAGAAAATGAGTAATTTTAATAAAGCTGATTATCCATCTCCGAAATCACAAGGTACAAAACAGAAAATGTCCGTGCCTTCGATGGAGGACACAACTAAGTCTGAAGTTGTGAAAGCAGGTGAACTTAATATGGATTCTGACAACAAAGTTGTTGGTAAAGAATCTAAAGTAAAAGCTGCTTATGGTCAGACAAAAGGCTTACTTTGGTATAATTATATTAAATAGTGGACCATATAAGACTTATGGAGCATTTGCTCCAAAAATATCGTGATAGAATAAGTTCTCTCACGCAAACGCTTGCTTCTGGAAGTATTGAAAATTTTGAACAATACCAACGGATAGTAGGCGAAATAAACGGTTTGAGTTTTGCAGAACAAGAAATTCAAACAATTCATTCTAATATGGAGGATGCACAATGAATAACAAGGTTATTCCAAGTCGGGTAGATAATTTTGGTAGTGATAAGTTAAAAGAAGAAATATCTGAAAACGAAATTACTCCAGAAAACTACGAATCTCATGCAGATAAGTTACCACGTCCTACGGGGTATCGTATCTTAATTTTACCTTTTGCACAAAAAAGCGTAACTAAAGGTGGTATACATATAGCAAAACAAACAATCGATAAAGAACGTTTGTCTACTGTAGTAGGTCACGTTGTTGCACTTGGACCTGATGCCTACGCGGATACTATAAAGTTTCCCGAAGGTGCATGGTGTAAAAAAGGTGATTGGGTCATCTTTGGCAGATATGCAGGTGCTCGTTTTCAAATAGAAGGGGGCGATATGCGACTTTTGAATGATGATGAAATACTTGCAGTAGTTGAAGACCCAGAAGCAATAATATCATAATTAACAGGAGAAATTATGCAAGATAATAATCAAGCAGAAAATATAGAATTAGTTTTGCCAGAAGATGAACAAGAAACTACAGAAAAACAAGAAACTGTAGTTGAAGAAGTTCAAACTACTGAATTAGAACATAAAAACGAATTAGATGAAGTTAGTGAAAGCGTTAAAAAACGTATTGATAAACTAACTTATAAGATGAGAGAGGCTGAACGCCAAAGAGATGAAGCATTAAATTATGCAAAATCTATAAACTCTAATAATACTGAATTAAAAGAAAAATTAAAAAATTCAGATACTTCCCTTTTCAAAGAGTACGATAGTAGAGTACAATCTGATATTGAAAGAGCTAAAATTCATTTGAAAGAAGCTCAGGATGCAGGAGATGCAGAAGCCCTTGCTAATGCTACAGAAAAATTATCTCGTGCTAGTGCTGAAGCAGAAAACTTAAAAAGGTTACAAGCACAGCAAGCAATTAGAGATAAAAAAGAAGAACAGATTGTAGAGCAAGAACCAGTCCAATTAAAGACTGATGCACCACAAACCCCTGACCCAAGAGCAGAGGAGTGGGCAAAAGATAATAGTTGGTTTGGTACAGACACAGTAATGACTTTTGCAGCTTTTGGTATTCATAGACAATTAGTCGAGGAGGAAGGGTACGACCCGACTTCCGAAGATTACTATAAAGAAGTAGATAATAGGATGAAATCAAATTTTCCTACAAAGTTTTCGCAAGAGCAACAAGCCCCCGTGCAACAGGTTGCTGCCTCAACTCCTGGAGTTGCTGGTAAGAAAGGAGCACGCAAAGTAAAATTAACGCCAAGTCAAGTAGCTATTGCTAAAAGATTAGGCGTTCCACTAAAAGAATATGCAAAGCATATCGAAGGAGTATAAAATGACAGATGATATAAACAATACAGAAGTCGTAACAGACAGAAACTCTAGGTCTGCAGAGACACGAGACTCTCAAACTCGCAGTAAACCTTGGACACCCCCATCCATGTTGGATGCACCCACCCCACCTCCTGGATATAAATTCAGGTGGATTCGTGAAGCAACTAGAGGTAACGATGATAAATCTAATATGTCTAAACGTATTAGAGAAGGTTATGAGCCTGTAAGAGCAGAGGATTACCCTGACTTTGAAGCCCCAAGTATTGACCACGGAAGAAATAAAGGAGTAATTGGTGTTGGAGGACTAATACTCGCAAAAGTACCTGAGGAAACCGCAAAATCAAGAAATGATTATTTTACGCAGCAGGCAAAGACTGCAATCGACGGTGTTGACCAGAATCTTATGCGAGAAAGTGACCCTAGAATGCCTTTAAATAAAAGTGATATTAAAAGGACTTCTAAGGTTGAATTTGGTAGTAGGAATAATTCTAACGAATAATTTCGACGATTAATATTAATAACTATATAAACATAGGAGTAAAAAATGGCTAATACAAACGCCCCTGACGGATTTACCCCTGCGTATCATATGTATGGTGGTATTATTCGTCCTGCAAGAATGAGGATTGCTAGTGGAACTTCGACTTCGATATTTAGTGGAGACGTTGTTAATCTATCTAGTGGTTACGTAATTCAAGGCACGGCGACTGGTACACCTATAGGCGTATTTTACGGGGTATTTTTCACAGCAACTGATGGTACACCTACGTTTTCTAAAGTGTGGACAGGCGGAACCGCAACACAAGGAACTGATGACGCTATTGCATTAGTATACAATGACCCTGGAATTGTATATGAAGCACAATTTACAGCAGGAACACCTGCAGTAAGTTTCATCGGCGATAAGTACACTCTTTCAACAACTGCAGGTAGCACTGTTACTGGCAGGTCAAAAGAAGGAGTTACAGCTACAACATCTAGTGGTGTAGCTTTGTGTGTAGGCTTTGCATTAAATCCTAGTAATGAAATAGGTGCTAATGCTAGAGCGTATTTCACGTTCCCAACAAACACTTTCGCAGTATAGTATAGGAGTAGATAATGGCAATTAACAGAGCACAACTTGTAAAAGAACTTGTTCCTGGCTTACATGCTCTCTTTGGATTAGAATACGACAGCTACGAAAACCAACATGAAGAAATCTTCGACACAGAAAGTTCTGAAAGAGCTTTTGAAGAAGAAGTTATGCTTTCTGGTTTTGGCGAAGCACCTATTAAAGGTGAAGGAGCAGCTGTTGTTTATGATACTGCACAGGAATCGTTTACATCAAGATATACACACGAAACCATAGCCTTGGCTTTTGCATTGACAGAAGAAGCTATCGAAGATAATCTCTACGATACACTTTCTTCAAGATATACAAGAGCTTTAGCAAGGTCGATGAATACAACAAAGCAAGTTAAAGCAGCTAATGTTTTAAACAACGCTTTTAATTCATCCTTTGTAGGAGGAGATGGAAAAGAGTTGTGTGCGACAGACCACCCTACTGTAGGCAACATTGATTTAAGAAATGAATTGTCAACAGCAGCGGACTTAAACGAAACTTCATTAGAGCAATCATTGATAGATATCGCTGATTTCAAAGATGAAAGAGGTTTAAAAATCAACGCACAAGCAACTAAACTCATAATTCCACCAGCATTACAATTTGTTGCTGATAGACTTATGGAGTCTCCTGGACGTGTGCAGACATCAGATAATGATATTAACGCAATCAGAAATATGGGTATGGTCCCACAAGGTTACGTTGTTAACAACTATCTTACTGATACAGACGCATTCTTTATCAAAACAGATGTTCCTAACGGATTGAAGCATTTTGTTAGAACACCAGTGCAAACAAGCATGGAAGGTGATTTCGAAACAGGTAATGTTAGATATAAAGCTAGAGAACGTTATAGTTTTGGTTTTAGTGATTGGAGAGGTATTTTTGGCTCTCCTGGAGCGTAAACAAGCTAACTTGTTTTTTAAGGGGACTTCGGTCCCCTTTCTTTTTTGTTTTAGATAATATAGAATGAAGACATTCTAGGTAATATTAACAATCTATCGACTGACCTAGCAGACAAGCCAAGACGGTAGATTTATTAAGGAGACTTAATATGGCAAAGAGTACATTCTCAGGTCCCGTAAAATCTTTGGCGGGATTTATTTCAGCAGGTAATGCAGTAGTTGTTAGTTTAACAGCAGATACTACTTTATCAGTTGAGTCACACGCAGGTAAAATATTAACATGTAATGACGCTGATGGTAAATTTACTTTACCAAGTATTGTTGCTACTGACCCTGGAGATAATAGCGACCCAAATCAATTAAATAATTTAGGTGCTTCTTTCTTCTTTGTAGTAGAAACTGCAGCTACAGATATGGATATTTTAACAGACGGCACTGATAAGTTTGTCGGTGGACTTTATACTGGTAAAGATGACTCTACAGGTAAAACATTTATTTCTGGTGCATCTAATGATGTCATCACTATGAATGGTTCTACTAAAGGTGGTCTTGCGGGTAGTATCGTTAAAGTAACCGCTATAGCATCAGCAAAATACGCAGTAGAAGGCATAATTTTAGGCTCAGGCACTATAGTTACACCATTTGCTGACGCATAATAGGAGGTCACGATGAGTTCATCAGATGTAAAAGCGTCTAAGGCTTTGACTGCAACTGGACAACTTCAAGGTTTTATTGGTAGTGGTGCAGGCACTGCAACTAATCTAGGACCTATTAGAATCCAATCGATACAAGCACAATCTAGTGCAGCTGATGGTGAAATTAAAATCTATGACGGCACTGGTGCTTCAGGCACTAAACTGTTAATACATTTTAAATTTGGTTCAGCAGCTAATGAGAGTTTCGACCATTACATACCGAATGACGGTGTAAAGTTTGGAACTGGTGCATATGTTGTATTGGCTAATTGTGACTTTTTTGTAGCATACTATAACTAATATGGCTACGTCAGGTACAAGAACTTTTTCAGTTAATGTAGCTAACGCAATCGAAGAGGCGTACGAACTTGCAGGTTTGGAAGCTCGTACGTCTTATGATGCAGTAACTGCCAGACGTTCTCTAAACATTATGTTTGCTGACTGGAATAACAGAGGCATACAGATGTGGGAAGTTGCTAAAGTTGAATTAACACTAACTAAAGGCACTAATGAATATAATATTAATTCTTTTGACATAGATATCTTAGACGCATATATCGAAAGAACGGTTAATAATGTTATAACAGACCATAGTTTAAGTAGAATGGATAGAAATGAATATGTGGGTATACCTAATAAATTGACTGAAGCTAGACCTACTCAATACTGGTTAGAAAGGCTAACAACACCAAAAATACACCTTTATCCAACACCAGAGAACTCAACCGACAAACTGGTTTACTATGTATGGAGAACTATCGAAGATATAGACGCTTCAGACCAAGATATAGATGTTCCTAATAGATTTTTACCTTGTTTAACTTCTGGGTTAGCTTATTACTTATGTTTAAAAAAGAACACACAAAAGTTACCTATACTTAAACAACAATATGAACAAGATTTATTAAATGCTATTAAGTATGACGAAGATAGGTCACCACTGAAAATAGTTCCTAAAAGGCAATACATCTAATGTCTTACGCTTCTGGTAAATATGCATATTTTATATGTGATGTTTGTGGATTTAGGTATAGATATACTAATGCTAGAATGACATGGGATAATTCTAAAGTTTGTCGTGAGTGTTATGAGCCAAAACATCCACAGTTAGACCCACCACCGCTTACTGCTGATGCTGAAGCCCTACACCAACCAAGACCAGAAGTTGATTTACCACAAACACAATTAGGTTTAGTTAAAACAACCAACCAAGCTGCTGCTGGAATGACTTTTCAAAGTGACCCTATTGGTAGTAAACTAGAGGGCACAAAAGCTGTCACAGGTTTAGGCAGCGTAACAGTGAGTATTACATAATGGCAGGATTTACATACAGCACATTAAAAACAGCGATACAAGATTATTTAGATAATAATGAAACAACTTTTACTAATAATTTGAATAATTTTATACAAACTACTGAAGAAAGAATACTTAAAAATGTTCAATTACCTGTATTTCGTAAAAATGTAGAAGGAACACTTACACAAAACAACACTTATTTATCAACTCCTACTGATTATTTATCGACTTTTAGTCTTGCTTTAATAGACGGTAGTAATAATTATTCATATCTGTTATTAAAACAAGTTTCGTTTATTAGAGATTACACACCACAACAAGCCTCAACAGGCAAACCCCTTTACTATGCACAGTTCGATGATAGTACATTTATAGTAGCACCTACACCAAATAGTGATTATACTGTAGAACTACATTACTACTATAGACCTAATTCTTTGACGACTTTGGGAGATAGTGGGCAAAGTTGGTTATCCGAAAATGCACCGAATGCTATGTTATTTGGTAGTTTAGTAGAAGGAGCATTATTTATGAAATCAGACCCACAAACTATAGCCCTGTATGAAAGTAAATTTCAAGAAGCTCTTGCTACATTGAAGTTATTAGGTGAGTATAAAAATGTTAGAGATGAAGCTAGAAACGACCAACCAAAAATTAATCCAGGAGCGATGAATGTTTAGTGTAGATGTAAAAACAACTGTGGGTGATATAAATGTACAAACCACCCAAAATAAAGGTTTAAGTCCAGAATACTGGACAGAGAGAATAATGGAAAGACTTATTAGTATTAGCGATAATGCGACACCTGAAGTAAAAGCACAGGCACAAGCATTTAAAGATAATATGACACAAGTCGTTTTATTATATTTAAAACAAGCTATTATGAGCGACAGAGCCACAGTAGCAGGTTTATTAGATAAACAAGGTCATAAAGATATGGCTAATATTATAAGGAGGCTGTAATGGCAATAACACAAGCGATGTGTACTTCATTTAAAAAAGAATTGATGACAGCTACACACAATTTTACTAATTCGAGTGGTAATACATTTAATCTTGCTTTATATACAAGTTCTGCGTCATTAGACGCTAGCACTACTGCATATACAACAAGTAATGAGGTTAGTGGAACTGGTTATACTGCAAAAGGTGGAGCATTAACAAATGTAACACCCACAACATCAGGCACGACTGCCTTGACAGATTTTGCAGATTTAACTTTTAGTTCTGCAACAATAACTGCGAATGGTGCATTAATATTTAATGATAGTGCTTCAGGCGACCCTGCTGTAGCAGTATTGGCATTTGGTGGAGACAAAACTTCAACAAATGGAGATTTTACAATACAATTCCCCACAGCAGACGCCTCGAACGCTATCATAAGAATAGCATAGGAGTTTAAATGTCGGCAGGTTGGGGTCGTGCTGGTTGGGGTGATGGACCTTGGGGTCAGCCCGCAGTAACCATAGTAGAAGTTACTGGTGTTACTGGTACTTCTGCACTAGGTAACGAAACAGTTATAGCTAAAGCTCTAGTTGTTGAAACTGGGGTTGGTGCTACGTCTACTCTTGGTAGTGTAACAGTTACTGGTACGGCTAATTTATCTCTTACGGGAGTTGCAGGAACAGGCACATTAGGAGATGAAACTGTAGCAGCTTCGTCTAATACTTCTGTTACAGGTAATACTGGTACATCAGCTTTAGGTAATGCAATAACTGCAGGTGCGGCAGTAACAGGAGTTTCAGGTTCTGCGTCGGTTGGTACTTTAGGAGACGAGTCAGTAACTGCTGGAGCCACAGTAGAAGTCACTGGTTTATCAGGAACGAGTGCACTAGGTAGTATAAGTTTAATCACTAATAATATATTAGCAGTATCTGGGCTAACAGGAACAACAAGTTTAGGAACTCCAACAATAATAGCAAAGGCTTTAACTACAGTAACTGGCGTTAGTGCTACAGGTGGAACACAAAAAGTTAATGTTTGGGGATTAGTAGACGACTCACAAACAGCTAATTATAGTGATGTTTCTACTACTCAAACACCTAATTGGCAAGAAGTTGCTTAATATTTTGAAAAATATAGTGTACAATCAAACAAGTCGGAGGACAATATGGCAGCATATACAAATGATTTAAGATTAAAAGAAATCGCAACTGGTGATGAATCAGGAACTTGGGGAACAAGCACCAACACTAATTTAGAGCTTATCGCAGAGGCATTTAGTTTTGGCACTGAGGCTATCACCACAAACGCAGACACTCATGCAACTACAATAGCAGACGGTTCAACAGACGAAGGTAGAAGTATTTATTTAAAATATACAGGTACTCTTGATAGTGCTTGTACGATTACACTTGGTCCAAACACAGTATCTAAACTTTGGTTTATAGAAAACGGAACATCAGGTTCACAAAATATAATTATTTCACAAGGTAGTGGTTCTAATGTAACTATACCTGCTGGTCATGTAAAAGCCGTTTACTCTGATGGTGCTGGTTCTGGTGCAGCTATAGTTGATGCGTTTACTGATTTAAACTTAGCAGGCACAACTACAATAGACGTATTAAGTGCAAGCGGTAACGCTACCATAGGCGGTACTTTAGGAGTTACAGGTGCAGTTACAGCAGATGCAGGTGTCTCAATAGATAACATAACTATTGACGGGACAGT